TAAAACATCATTTTGTTTAATTAGTTGTTTTAGTAAAACATTAGTTTGTCCAGACCCCATACCCATCTCATTTCTAGTGCCTGAGAATGCTTCTCCTTTGTGAACTACTGCCATACCACCTTTCTTTACAACTCCACCCTTTTCCATTGACGCAATAGCACCTACTCCTGCGCCTACTGTAGCACCAATTCCTATTCCTGTAGCAGCACCCGCAGCTGCTGCTATCCCATCTGTAAATAAAGAAGCACCACCTGTAAAAACTGCTTTTAATGCCATAGCAATTGCAAGTATACCAGCACCAGCGGCTGCACCCATTGCCATATTTTTTGCTAGATTTTTAGATCTTTTCTCTTCCATCTCTGCCACTTTTTCTTCACCCGATGCTAATTTAGCTAATTCAGAAGCTTCTAACCCAACACTAGCAGCTAATGCTTTTCTTTGAACAAAGTCTAATTTAGCAAACTCTGCAGCACCACCGACTTGATTTTTTACCTCTTCTAATACACCAGCCATGTCTCCTTCCATCACTAATTGTCTGGCTCTATCTAAACTCATCTGTTTACCAATTAACATAGAAGCTTCCATTTCTCTTTCAATAGAACCTTCTATATCCATAATAGATTCAGCTATCTTATCTACTGTACTTAAATTTAATCCCAACTTTCTGGCTGCTATAGCAGCTTTAGCTAAATTCTCCCCACCCTTCATTGAAAATTTAGCAAAGGTTTCTGAATTTTCTGCCATATCATTTAATATTGCTGCTGGAGCAACACGAGCAGCTCTAGCCAAATTACCAACAGTTTCTAATGTATTTAAATTTGTTTCTATAGAAGCACCATTGATACCTTGCATAGTTTTAAGTAACTTACCAGCATTATCACCACTTAAACCAAATTGTCCTGTTATTCTACCCAAACCAGCAGACACACTTGCTGATATTACATCTATAGAACCAAATTCATTTCCTAATGAGGTTACAGCAGCAACGGCTTGTTCTTGACTGCCACCAAATCTAGCCGCACTTGCTGCGGCTAATTTCATATTACCAGCTAATCTAGCTGACTCTACTACTGATGTTCCTAAGTTTTGTCTTACTTCTAAAGTTTTTTGAGCAAAGTCAACCATCTGCTTTACTATAAATCCTATAACCGCAGCGCCCATGGCTTGTGGGCTACTTAAAATTTCAGCCATATCAGATACTTTTTCTTTAATATCATCAAAAGCATTACCAAACTTTGCAGAACGTTTTATATTTTTTTCTAATTCTTCGCCACCGTTTTTAAGAGTAGTTGCAAAATCTATTGCTTGTTCATTAAGTTTACCAAAATCTTCAGTAGCTAAATCGTTTATCGCAGAAGAAAAGTCTTTATTGCCTGATGCAACACCTGCCATTATGTCAGCTAATTTATTTGCCTGTTTTAACTCTTGTTTAGTTCCTTTTTGGCCTAATGTTTTAAAATATCCAATCTGTTTATCTAAACCTAACTTTTTACCTGCTGCATCCAATGATGCATTTTGTAATTTTTTTATTTGATTTCCAAGGCTTAAATCTTGAGATCCAAGTTTGAGGTTTTTTATTTTTAACTCATTTAATTTTTCTTGAGTTTTTAATTGTATCTTTACACCACGTGCAATTCTAGCTTCAATCTCTTCTATTTTTTTTAGGGTTTGTTCCTGATTTTCAATATCTGATTTAGCCATTTTTTACCTATTGTCTAATTCTTTTTTAAGTTCAGCAAAACCGGCATCCAATTTTCTCAAATCTTTTTCAAGTTGTGGATTGTCCTTTAACATATTTTTGGCGAATTTATTAAGTTTATTTTGTTTCCATTTCTCAAAAAACTTAAATATCATACCTTCTTTATTAGCCATTACTACTCTCCATAAGATTATTTTTGTGTGGAATTATTCAATAATAAATATCAAACTTCTTACTTTTTGAATGAGGGATGCGAGTTTTTGTTTTTCTGTTGAGCCTTCTTCATTTCTTCATTCTGTTCTTTGTAGTGTTTTTGTAACCTTTTAAAGTAAAACTTCCTAAGATATATAGGCATGTTATACACTTCAGAAAATGAGAACATTCCCTGTGAATTGAAACTTATTTGAAATAGTTGTTCGTGTAGTTCTGTTTTATACTCTAGCGGAAGGCCAAAGAAACGTAACGGTCATAGGGACCGTAAACTCCTTTTCGATTCCATCTGAATCAACGTATGTGGATGTCATATCAACATCTGGCATTATTTCATTTACATATGTCCTAAAGGCCATTGAATCTCTTGATAGAAATTCATTATCAACAAAACTATTTATACTAGCTCGTTTAGTATCACCATCTATAGAAACTATCTGATGTTTTAAACGTGTAGTTAATCCATACCCAATCCCATCACCTACTTTTTCATAACCAGCTACTTCTTTATCAATTTCGTTCTCATCACCTGAAGTAAGTAGTTTAAGTGTTAGTTTTCTTTTGGTAGCAGGCAATTCAAACTCAAATTCATTAACTCCAGCCGATACTATACTTTCATCTAACTTTTTATCTTTTAATTTAGTTAAATCAACCTCTATTTGTTGTCCATCGTATTCTAAATTATATTGCTTTCCATATGCAAGAATACGAGCAGCTATAAGAACTGCGTTTTTATCACCAATCAGTAAATCACTCACTTTGATTGATTTATCTACTATTAGTGCTTCCAATAACTTTTCAACAACTATACCTTTCTTTATAAGGTTAGCTGATGTGAGAATATCCTCTTCTCTTGCCGTCATATATTTAACTTCTATTGTACCAGATGATAGCGGACTATCTTTTGGATACAACAAACCTTGTGACGGCAGATCCACTACTTCCGTAGGGAATTTAACTTCTGCCATAATTGACTCCTATTATTATTTTGAAACTATAACTATTTTTTACCGAACTTTTCTGCAGCTGTAACTCCTAGTCCTACTACGGATATATACATAAAACATTCTAGTATTTTATCCTTCACCTCAAATGCAGAAAAGGTGTCTGCACCCCAACTACATATCAACATAAAAAATGCGGCGAAACCAACTGTTCTCTTTGAAGATATTTTGGCATCGCTTGATAACATTTCTCTTAAAAAACCCATACTTAACTCCTATTAGAATTGTAAGATAGCGTAATCGTATCTTAGTGTTAATGTAATGTCATTAGGTTCATTTGATTCCCAAGACATATCACCAAAGTTAGCAGTTTGAATCATAGCACCTTTAAGTGTCCATTCTTCAACTTTATCACCAACTGGCCCTAATACATTAAATGTAATATCTTTTTTATAAAAATCCGAATATCCATCACGGCCTGTTACAGATTCTTTATGTAAACGAACCCATTCCATTACGGCTTGTGCGCCAGACGGAACGATTGGATCATAAAGAGTAACTTCCAAAGTATCCCAAGCTCCTTTTCCTTTTACATATCTTTTTGTGTTTATATGGTCTAAGACAATTTCTTCAAATGTAATTGCTGGTCTATTGGCCGTTTTTATTAAATATGCGGGTATCCCCTCTATGTACATGATGAACCTATTTTTGACTTTAGGTTCAAACGGAGTGAACATAATTTCTGAAGGATCGATTAAGTCTGGCATTACAGTTCTCCTAATAAGTGTTTAATTCTTTCATATATAAATATAAACAAACTGAAAAATCGATACAGGTTATTACCTTATTATTTCATAGTTTTTTTATAGTTTTATGAGATATAAAAAAGGGGAGCGTTAAACTCCCCTTTAGTATTGATGTATTAGTTATTATGCTATTCTGTAAACGTGATATGTTTCTGTTCCTGTTACTGCAGTAAATCTCAATCTGAATAATCCACTACCGCCACTAAAAGCATCATTAACTGGATCCGAAGTAAGAATAGCACCTGATCCTACCAAAGTACCATTTGCACCTGCTGCTAATGTGATAATTTCATCCGCGCCGGCTGTACCTGTGTTAATAACTGAAAAGTCAATACAATCACCAATTGCAGCACCTGTTACTCCTGCAACTGCTAAAGCAGCTGTTGGTAAAGTCCATGCTCTATCAGCAGTTGGATCCATTGTAATAACTCCTGTAAGAATCATCGCAATAGTAACTGTAAGTGCGGAAGCTGATTCAGTTGTGTGTGCTGGCCATTTTGTAATTAAACTTGGTTTAAGTACGTCATACCCTCTTGCATATACTTGATCTGTAAATGAATTAGCATCATCCAATGATACTACGTTTTGATCGATTGCGTCTAAGCCTGGATAAACTTCTCTTGAAAGTTTGGCTAATGAACTTCTTGTTCCCATTATATTTCTCCTAATTTAATTTAAGTTCTACTCAAATTAGTTATTATTAATTTTATTGAACCTTTTTTATGCTAAGACATTGATGAACTACTAATCTTAACGATTCAACTTTTTCTCATCATATATAAATATCTAAAAAACAAAAAACCCCACTAAATAGTGGGGCTTTTGTACTTTATATATGACTTTATTGATTACTCTGGAAAAGCAGCACCCGTTGGGAGTACTGAGAAGTCCAATACAATAAATTCAGCCGTCCTAGTAGGTTGTATGAAGATTTGACCAACCAACTGATTTCTATCAATGACATCAGGTGTATTGTTGGAATCATCCATTACCACTTTGAATGCACTCAAACCACTATTGGCTTGAACTGATTCTAAGAACGGATTCACAATATTTAAGAATCTAGCTCTTGTAGATGAATCATTTTGTTCAAATATTAAGAATCTACTTGAAGAAGCAATAAATTTCTTCAATCTGATTAATAATCTTCTTACATTGATTCTATCAAGCGCAGATGGTTTAGCTTGTAGTGTCTTTTGTCCAAATACCACAACTCCTTGTCCAGGAAATGAAGCAATCGGATTAACTCTACCTTCATAAAGTGTATCTCTGTCAGTATGAGTAAGTTTCTTCTTAGTCATTCTAACATTAGTCAATCCACCTCTGTTTAATCCAGCAGGAGCAAACCATTCGTGTGCTATACTGTCCGTAAAAGCAATCACACCAGCAATTACTACTGATGGTGGGACGAATATTTGACCATTACTAGCAGGATTGTCTATCTTAACCCACGGGTAATATGTAGCTACATAGTTAGTATCTAAAGTAACAACGTTATTTACAGCAGTAGCAACGTTATCATCTATATCATTACCATCTAACACATAAAAAGCATCAGCTCTAGCTTCAACCTTATCTATAGCATGATTTGAAACTACAGAGTGATGTTTATGTATAATACCAGGTGTTACCAACATATTAATGTCATATTCATCAGGATTAGCGATTGCATTAATTGCTTTCTTATAAGCAACAGAACCACTAGCCGTAGAAGTAGAACAATCAAATCCACTTGTATTAGTTGAAGAAATAGAAGTACCTGTTTTCATAGATTTGGATGGATTTACACCATCAAAACCAAACTGAAAGGGCACTGCAAACTTTAACTGTTGTACAGATGAAGATATGGTTAGTGTGCTTGTGTTTATAGAAAAGTTTGTATATTTAGTAAACTCTGCACTATTTGCATCCCCATACCCCAATACGTTTTCTAAACTAAAAGCAGCATTATTGCCAGTTGCGACAGGATAAGGAATTGGCGATAAATACGCGTAATTTCCAGAGAGTTCATTATCTTTGAAGTTCGAGTCTATCTTAAAACCATAAGGTAATTCCGCCACGTATGTAGATTCAGCCGTAGCACCACCATCGTATGTCTGTGCGAAATTAATTGAAGCACTAGGAACATAAGTAGCAGCACCAGCAGTAATAGGATTACTTATAGCAGCAAATCCCATTGGTTGTAGGTTTTTATTACCAGTAAATACAGCCTCTTTATAGTCACCAACCCTAATGAGCCTAGACAAATTTGGATGATTACCGTATGTAGTAACTTCACCATCAGAAGCAACAGTATTAAATTGGTCACCAATTACCTTTGGTAAGTAATTAGAAGATTCAGGATCTAAATTTAAACCACTAAAGCTTTCTATAGAACTTGGATTACCAGTCGCATACAAAAATAAACTAAACTGAGCATAGTCAGGGCTTGAGTTAGAATTTTGTGGTCTCTTAACATCTCTGATTATTACATAGTAATTATTAGTATCATTTCCATCAGCTCTTGTATAAATCTTAAATAGATTTGTTGCAGGAGTTTGTGATTGTATGAAAGGTGTTCTACCAGCTGCAGCATCCTTATTACCCGTATTGGTTAATATATAATTACCATCCGAAGTATCTACTGTTTCCGTACCCCCATTAAATGATTGTGATACTATTTCAAGAGTCAAAGAACCAGTTGAACTTATTAATTCAGCAGCTATAGATGAACTGATCTGACTACTAAAGGATTTATAAATATAACCAGCAGCAGCATTCGCACCAACTAATAAAGCACCAGCCGATGAAGGTAATGATTTTTTAATAAATTGAGCTGAAGCACCATCCAATCCACCACCAGCAGAGCCTTTTTCAATTAAGGTCATATTTGTAATGGTGTTTGTTGAATTTCCGATTACAGAAAAATTGACTGAACTGAGATTTGCTGATCCTGCGAGAGAACCACTTAATCCAGTTTCACCTTCGTTATTTGCTGTTGTAGGCATAATTACAGCAACTACATTTTTATCTACTGCAGCCGCGTGCGCCGAGCCAGTTACTAAAATATTAATCCCAGCGACTTTATATCCACCAAGATGTCCTACTTTTACTATTGTTACAGTTCCAGCGGAACGTAAATATTCTTGTACAGCGTAGGGTGTGTAGTAATTTACATCATAAGATCCAAAAATACTTTCAAATTCCGCGAAGTTTCTTACTACAGTTGGAACAAAAGAAGGACCTTTTTTAGTTGGTCCTATAATTGCTGCACCTATTTCAGATATTCCTTGTGGAAGAAAAGATAAATCTTTCTCACGAGTAAATACACCTGGACTCACTATTCTCTCTGCCATGTGTTTTCTCCTTTAAAGGTTAAAAAATTAATATGAAAATCTATTATATATAAATATAAAAGAAATTCTCAAAATACAACCGATCAGAGATTTATTTAAGATTCTTCTACTTCAATAGCAGGTTCTTCTTCTGGTGTTGGTGTGAATACACCTGATTGAGGATCTAATGAACCAGGTCCATATTTCTCATTCAATTCTTTTACCAGATCACGTTCTTTTTGTTGGTTTTCAGCGTAATCAGCTTCCATTTTCACTTCAGCTTCTTCAAGACCGTCCTTCTGTTGTTCAAGTAAAATCTTCTGAACTCTCAATTGCCCAAAAGCATTTTGAATGTTCTGATAACCTTGACTTAATTCACTAAGAGACTTTAACTCGTCGTCTGTAAATTTAATTTCTTTAGCCATTTTGATAACTCCTTAATTTAGATTGTTTAACATTAATATATATCATATAAGTATACGAAATACAATTTTTTATTTGTTTTTTAGCTCATTTATCTCTTTTTGTTGAGCTTCTACTCTTTCCTCAAAATTCTTATTCTGTTCTGATAATTCTTGTACCGCTTTTACTAAATGAGCCACAATACCAGTAACATTAATTGTTTTGCCCATATTTTCAGCTTGTTCTCCATCTTCAGGAACTA